ACCGAGCAGAGCGACGCGGCAATTCAAATCACCGCCGCCGACGCGGTCAAGCGCGTGCTCGACGGCTTCGGCAAGCGCGAGAGCGGCATTTCATCCGGCATCCGACCGATCGATGAGGGATTGGGCGCATTGCTTCCCAAACAGCTCGTCATCGTCGCCGGAAGGCCGAGCATGGGCAAGTCGGCTGTTGCATCGTCCTACGCCCTGGGAGCCGCATCGGCGGGACACGGAACGCTGTTCGTCAGTCTGGAAATGAGCGCCGAGGAATTGGGCGAGCGCATCGCCGCCGACCTGTGCTTCGATACGTCATGCCAGGTTCCCTATTCGGCAATCACCGATGGCCGGGTGACGCCGGAGCAGGGACGGCAGATCGCCAGAGCCTATGAACGCCTCGCCGACATTCCGCTCGGCATCGTCGATCTGGCATCATGTTCCATTTCCAAGCTGAACTCGATTGTGCGCCGCCATGCCCGCCGGATGGCGGCCAAGGGAAAGAAGCTGGAGCTGGTCATCGTCGATTATCTCCAGCTCGTTCGCCCCGACCGCAGCACGGAAAACCGGACGCACGAAATTACGCAGGTCAGCATGGGACTGAAGGCCATTGCGAAGGAGCATGGCGTTTGCGTCATGGCGCTGGCGCAGCTTTCGCGTTCGGTCGAGGCAAGGGCGGACAAGCGCCCGATCATGGCCGACCTTCGCGAGTCCGGCCAGATCGAACAGGACGCCGACGCGATCATGTTCCTCTACAGGCCGGAGTATTATCTGCGGCAAGCCGAACCAAGTGAGCCCGCAAATCGTCCCAAATGGGACGCTGCAATGGACGAGGCTCGCGGAAAGATCGAGTTCATTGTCGCCAAGCGGCGCAGGGGCTGCACCGGAACGACGCACGGACGCTTTTATGGCGCGTTCCAGGCGGTGCGCGGATGAGCGGCTTCGTCGCCATGACGCGCGATTGGCAGGATCACGACCTATTCGATGGCGACGAGTTCTCGCGCCGCGATGCATGGGCATGGCTGATCGCGCAGGCCGCATGGAAACCAACCACTGCCAGGATCAAGGGCGCGAAGATCGAACTGGCGCGCGGCGAGCTGTGCTTTTCCCAGCGCTTCCTCGCCGAGAAATGGGGCTGGTCGAAGAGCCGCGTCGATCGGTTCATCAGCCTGTTGCGCGACGAAGGCATGATCGAGACGCGTTCAAAAATCGGGGCAACGTCGAACCATCCAGCGGGGCAAGGCCAGAGCATCATAAGCATCTGCAATTACGACAAATATCAGTCGTCGCCGCAAGGCCAGCGGGGCAACGTCGAACCGCCGAGCGGGGCAACAGCGGGGCAACAGCGGGGCAAAGAAGAACAAAGGAACAATACCATTCCTATCGGAATGGGCGCCGAGCCGCCTGATCCGGTGAAGCAGATGTTCGACATGGGCGTCGCTCTCCTGACAAGCCAAGGGCACAACGAGCGACAAGCGCGCAACCTCATCGGAAAGTGGCGAAAGACCCATAACGATGGAGAGATCGTTGCCGGGCTCGTCGATGCGAAAGCGCGAGCGATCAGCAACCTCGTAGAGTGGATGCCCAAGCGGCTCGCGGGTGCTCGTCGCGGCACTGGACCGCCTGATTTTCTCGACGTTTACAGCCGAGAAATGGAGCAAAAACAAAGGTTTGCGGTCTAACTCAAAAGGGGTGGGGGAATGGAGATGGGAGGCGGATGGTGCGTTTTGCGAACGTCAAGCCGGCACACGATCCGGTTGGCGGAAGCGCTCCTGGCGGACGGGTTTGACGTATGGACGCCAATCGAGACGCGCATGGTCCGTGTTCCGCGCAAGAATGTGAAGCGCGAGGTCCGCTTGCCGATCATGCCGAGCTATGTGTTCGCCAACGCGGCTCATCTCGTCGATCTGATGCTAATGGAAAAGGCCGGAATCTCACGCACCGACTTCTCGGTCATGCGGGCGTTCGGGCAAATCCCGATGGTTCCTGATGCACATCTGAACGCGCTGCGGAGGATCGAGGCCAAACGGACTCCCCGCCGCAAGGCCAAGAGCAATTTCATTCCCGGCGTCATCGTCAAGGTCGGCGGCGGCAGTTTCGGCGGGATGACCGGGAGGGTCGAGCGGTCGGACGAGGGCTACACGCTGGTGTGTTTCAATGAGCGCTATTTGGTCAAAGTACCGACTTTACTTTTGCAGGCCGAAGGTGTATGCGATCTGGACGGGATCGCCTATTCAGAGGCGGCCTAATGGCGGGATTTAGGTTCGCGACTTGTAACGCGCCCTCGCCTCCGAACGCGGAAGCAGCGCTTTCCGTGAAGTCCGAAGGTTTGCCAGTTTCCCGCGCCATCTCTTCCCGGCGCGGCTCCCCGGCACAGCAACTCACTTCGCCGACGCATTGAACAGATAGCGGCGCAATAGTCTTAGCTGTGCCGGGGACAGGTCATGTCCCGTATCCGAAAACACATCATCATCGAAAGGGCTGGTCCCGTGCCCGAAATCGCGTCCGAGGTTCGGGAGGGGCTGGAAATCCTCGCAAGGGCGATGTGTGCTCTTGCGGTCGAGCGGCACGCGAAAGACCCCGGCCATCATCGCGAACTGGCGGCGGTATTCTGGCTCGATGCGGTCAACGACTTTCGCGACGTGAAGATCAGGCCTGAGATGCGCGACTGGCTCGCCAAGCTACTCGGCATCGATCCGCGCAACATGCAGAAATTCCACAAATAGGAGGGATGCAATGCTTCTCGTCATCGCCGAATATGCCGTCGCGATTGCGGCCGGTTACGCGATCATCCGCTTCATCGTGCTCCCGGCGATCCGCAAGGCGAACGGTTCGACCGGCGCCGGTTCGGCCTCGCCGCGCGAAGGCAAGAACGACAAGCTGTGATCTGGTTTCGCCCGCTAAGAGACGGCGGGCACCGACTGGAACTCACGCCGATTCTGCCAAGCGAATGGGACCGGGCGAAGAAAGACCGCTGCTGGTCGCGCTGGTTCGACGCATCATGGCCCGAATATCGCCCGTCGATTGCCGAGCGCCTGACACGCACAGCCAACGACCGCGACCATCTGTGGTGGTGACAGAGGAAAGCAAACGGATATGACAGTCACTCCAATTGCCGCGACAGTGACCGCGACGCAGGTGTTCCCTGTCGATGCTGGCCGCAAAGGGCTCGTGCTCGAAAACACGGACACGAACCGCTGCTACGTTCTGCTTGGTCCTGGGACCGTCAGTTCGACGAACTTCAGCTTCAGCCTCGCGCAGAATGACAATGCATTGCTGGCGAACTGCCGTGAGCGCGTGTCCGTCGTGTGGGGAACGGCATCAACCGGGCAACTGCTGGCAACGAGTTATTAAGCACCTAACGCCGGCCAACCCGCAAGGGAGCCGGAAGCGAGGCAAGCTGTGTCTAAAGTAGGCGGAAGTAGAAAAAAGACCGGGGGGCGCAAGAAGGGCACGCCGAACAGGATTACGGGCGCGCTGAAGGACATGATCCTGACCGCGCTCGACGAGGCGCATCCCGAGGGCTCAGTTGCTTATCTGAAGTTGCAGGCAATGGAGAATCCGACCGCCTTCATGTCGCTGGTCGGCAAGGTGCTTCCGCTGCAAGTGACCGGCGCTGATGGCGCGCCGATTGAGACAGTAACACGCATCGAGCTGGTGGATGGCGACGGCTCGCGTTGAGCTGCCGCCCAAGCTCAAGCCTGTATTTCTAGGCGAGGCGGACGTTCGCGGCGCGCACGGCGGGAGGGGATCGGCCAAGTCGCGCAACTTCGCCAAGATGACAGCGGTTCGCGCTTATCAATGGTCGAAGGCTGGCCGCGAGGGCATTATCCTGTGCGGCCGGCAGTTTATGAACTCGCTGTCTGACTCGTCGCTTGAGGAGGTGAAAGCGGCGATCCGGTCGGAACCCTGGCTGCTCGCCCATTTCGAGATTGGCGAGACGTTCGTTCGGACGAAAGGCGGGCGGGTTAGTTATTCGTTCGTCGGGCTGGCCCGCAACATCGACAGCATCAAGTCGAAGTCGCGCATCCTGCTCGCGTGGATCGAGGAAGCAGAGCAGGTCACGGAAGAGGCTTGGGCGAAGCTGATCCCGACGCTGCGCGAGGAAGATTCCGAGCTGTGGCTGACATGGAACCCGGAGCGCGAGAAGGCGGCGACGAACAAGCGGTTTCACACGAAAATCGCAGCGCCCGATCCCAGGGTCAAGATCGTCGAGATGAACTGGCGCGACAATCCGTGGTTTCCGCAGATACTCGAACGTCAGCGATTGCGCGACAAGGCCGAGCGGCCCGACACTTACGACCATGTGTGGGAGGGCGATTTCGTCCGCGCGGTCGAGGGAGCGTATTTCGCGCCGTTCCTGACCGCCGCGCGAGAGCAGGGGCGGATCGGCTTTGTCGCCGAGGAACCGAACCTGATTATCCGCCTGTTCGCGGACATCGGCGGGACCGGTGCGAAGGCTGACAATTTCGTATTCTGGGCGCAGCAGATCGTCGGCACGGAAATTCGCTGGCTCAACCATTACGAGAAACAGGGACAACCGATCGCGGCTCACCTCTCGTGGATGCGCAGCCAAGGCT